GTCCTCAAAATAAAAGTGTAAAAGTGGCCATCAATGTCCTCAAAATAAAAGTGTAAAAGTGGCCATCAATGTCCTCACTCTGCCCACTTTGCCCACTTTGTGACCAGTTTTCGGAGAAAAAAGTGGTCAAAACGGCCTAAAAATCGGCTTGTGCGGACATTTTTGCCTCGGCGTAAATCGCTACATTTGGTCATTTTTGAGTGATTTTTGGATAAAAACGACCATTTTTGAAGAATTTTGAGTCAAATGTGGACATGAATGTCCTCAAAATTGGCTTTTTGTGGACAAAAGCCCACTTTTTTCTTTAAAAACTTTCGCGAGAGAAAAAATTATAATTTTAAAAAGGTTTATGGATAAAAACTGGGCTTTTGACCATGATGACGAAACCCACCCAAATAAATGATATTTTCATAATTACAAAAGTGCGGACATTTTTGCCTCGCACAAAAAACAGCCCCTTTTATGAAGACAGAGCAACATTTACACTGTCTTTGAAATTTTGAATAGGGGCTTATTCATTATGGGCAAAAGAAAGAAAAAAGAAAACGACATCCAAGCGGATCTCATTCCGGAAATTGAGAAACGCTTTCCGGGCTGTATCGTGACCAAGTTGGACGCGAATCACATTCAAGGCATTCCTGATTTGCTTGTACTATACGGAAAGCACTGGGCAACACTCGAATGCAAAACGGATGCCAAGGCTTCCCACCAACCGAATCAGGACGATTATGTTGCCTTGATGAACTCCATGTCTTTTTCTTCTTTTGTCTATCCGGAGAACAAGGAGGATGTGTTGAATGGAATGGAACAGGCATTCCGAGATTGAAGGGAGGCACGCACTCCTAGGGGCTAGTAAGTATGCTTGGCTGAATTATGACGATGAACAGTTCGCTCAGCTGTGGGCAAAATCCTATCTTGCAGAGATCGGAACGCTCACTCATGATTTTGCGCGTAAGCATATTAAGTATCGCTCCAAATTGAAGCAGGCGCACAAATCGGAGTATTTGCTCAGCTTGCTTGATTCGGGGATTCCGCCGAGAGTGCTTGATATTTTGGACATGGATGGCATCTTTGCAACTCTGTCCAATTACATCAACGACGCAATCTCTTTTCGGCTTGATCCAGAGATACCCTTGAAGTATTCTTCAAATTCCTTTGGAACTGCGGATGCAATTGGGTATCGCAATAAGACTTTGCGGATTCACGATCTCAAGACCGGCATTCGTCCTGCAAAGTTTGAACAGTTGGAAATTTATGCGGCATTATTCTGGCTTGAGTATGGCGTGCGACAAAGCCTTGGTAAATTGGATGATATTACGATTGAGCTTCGTATCTATCAGTCCCAAGAGGTTATGATCGAGACCCCCGAACCTGACCTGATTATGTTTCGCGTAAACCAAATTAAGCAACGCTCTCACGATGTAAATGTTTTACTTGGACTGGAGGAGTAATGAGTCATGGATTTATATTCTGCCGAAAAACCTCGCCCCAGTGATTTGCTCCACTACGGCACAAAACGCCATTCTGGGCGATACCCCTGGGGGTCTGGCGATACTCCTTTCCAGAGAAGCGGAGACTTTCTGTCGAGAGTAGAGGAGTTGCGGAAAGGCGGTCTGTCTGAAAAACAGATTGCGGACGATTTGAAGCTTACAGTTAGTGAACTTCGAATCTTTAAAGCCCAGGCAAAAGCAGAGCGCCGATCTGATCTGGTCGCTCAGGCTAAATCTCTGAGAAGTGACGGCAAGACCCTTGAGGAAATTGCCAAAATCATGGGCTATCCAAATGATTCGTCTGTTCGAAATCTACTTAAGGAAGATGAAACAGCTAAACGGACTGTTACTCAAAGCACCATGGATCTGCTTGCACAACAGGTAAAAGAAAAAGGAATTATCCAGGTTGGCCCTGGTGTAGAGTTGGAGCTGGGTGTTTCCCGGACAAAGCTGGACGAAGCTATCAAACTTCTGGAAGCTGACGGCGTTGTAACTGATCAAAATCTTAGAGTAGCACAGGTTACCAACCCAGGCAAATACACAACGGTTCGTGTTATCGGCCCTGCTGATATGGAACCGAGTGAAGTCTATTCCTACAAAGAGGGTAAGAATGTAATTCATACGATTGTGGATTATACATCTTCAGATGGTGGCGATTCCTATCATAAGCCGTTTTATTACCCCGAAAGTCTGGATTCATCTCGACTGAAAATTCATTACGCTGATGAAAAAGATGCCTCCGGCCACACTGGCCAGGAAAGCGATGGACTTATTCAAATCAGACGCGGTTGTAAAGACTTGGACCTCGGTGACTCTCATTATGCTCAGGTTCGTATTATGGTTGATGGAACCCACTATATCAAAGGCATGGCAGTTTACTCCGATGATATGCCTAAAGGTGTTGATGTCATCTTTAATACCAACAAAACTAGCGAGAAGTCCATGAAGGATGTACTTAAGAAAATTAAGGACGATCCTGAGAATCCATTTGGTTCTCTGATTAAAGAGCATGGCGGTCAGAGCTTTTATGATGACCCTAAAGGAAAATATATCGATCCTGTGACTGGTAAGAAGAAGTCTCTATCTCTTATCAATAAGCGGGCCGAAGAAGGAGACTGGGATGATTGGGGCAATAGGCTCCCGTCCCAGTTTCTTTCTAAGCAGCCTATGCAATTGATTAATCAGCAGCTTAAGAAAGCACTAAGCGATAAGCAGAGCGAGTATGATTCAATCATGGCTCTTACAAATCCGACCCTTAAGAAGTCTTTGCTTCAGGATTTTGCTGATAGCTGTGACTCGGATGCTGTAAAGCTTCAAGCTGCGGCACTTCCTCGCCAGCACTACCAGGTTATCTTGCCGGTTGCATCCATGAAAGAGAACGAAGTGTACGCGCCTAACTATGTGAATGGCGAGAAGGTTGCCTTGATTCGTTATCCGCATGGTGGAACGTTTGAAATTCCCATTCTGACTGTTAATAACAAGCAGAAAGACGCTCAAGCTATGGTTGGTACAAAACCAAAGGATGCTGTGTGTATCAATAGTAAGGTAGCTGAAAGACTTTCCGGTGCTGACTTCGATGGCGATACCGTAATGGTTATCCCAACGAGCGGAAACGGAAGAAACACATCTGTCAACATCAAGTCTACTCATGCACTTCGTGATTTGGAAGGCTTCGATCCTAAGGTTACTTATGGCGGAAAGCCTGAAGGCAGCTATAAGAAGATGACAAATACTCAGACTGAGATGGGTGTCATCTCAAACCTTATCACAGACATGACCTTGAAAGGTGCAACCGAACCAGAGCTTGCTCGTGCAGTGAAGCATTCGATGGTTGTAATCGATGCTGAAAAGCATGGACTTGATTACAAACAGAGTGAAAAAGACAACGGCATTGCAGCACTGAAAGCGAAGTATCAGGGCACTGTTGAAGATGATGGCTCTTACCACGAAGGTGCTGCTACATTGATCTCTCGTTCCAAGTCAAAGGTACAGGTTACTAAGAGAACTGGTTCTGGACGTATCGATCCTGAAACCGGTGAGGTCGTCTATCGAGAAGTTCATGAGACCTATACCGATAAGAATGGTAAGGTCAAAGAGCGTATGCAAGATAGCACCCGCATGGCCGAAACCAAGGACGCTAGAACACTGTCGTCTGGCACCCCACAGGAAGAAGCCTATGCCAACTACGCCAATGCTTTGAAAGCTTTAGCCAACAGCTCCCGTAAAGCAATGATCTCGACCAAAGGTTCTTTGTATAAACCGTCCGCCAAAGCAGAATATGCCGACGAAGTTGAATCGCTGAATCTTAAAGTTAAGAAAGCAGCCATGAATGCGCCAAGAGAGCAGCAGGCCCAGCTTATTGCCAACTCAGTGATAGCGGCCAAGAAGGCTAGTAATCCTGATCTTGCTGGCAACAAGAAAGAACTTAAAAAAGAAAGTCAGCGAGCTTTAACCGCTGCTAGACTGCAAGTCGGTGCAAAGCGCCATACGTTTGACATTACTGACCGAGAATGGGAAGCTATCCAGTCAGGTGCTGTTACTGCATCCAGACAGAGTGAGATCTTTAAGTATGCTGATTCTGATAGAGTACGGTCCTTGGCCACTCCTAAAGGGGGTAAAGCGGTCACTACAGCCCAGATTAGTAGAATTAAAGCTTACGCTGCAAATGGATATACAACCGCTGAAATTGCCAAATCTCTTGGCTTGTCCACGAGTACAATACATAAATATTTGGAGTGAAAGGAGTGAATCATATGAAACGTTATGCTATTACAACGCCTGATAATCCATATGATCCATTCGATCAGTTCACGCAATGGTTTATGTATGATGCAGAAAAAGGATACAATACATGCAGCCTGCTTGCTCAAGTTTGCTATTTGGGAGACGCCTTATGCGATAAAGAAAACAATGAGCAAGTTAGTCAAGCAATTGATGAAATTATCGCCAATCCTTTCCTGAATCTGTTTGATTATAAGAAAGTTGAGAAAGAAGAAACTATTTCTGATGTCCCTGATGTGGCAGATACTGAGTAATGTATGTGTTCTTATTATTGTGTGTTAGATGCTGTGCATGTAGATAACAAGACTAGTTGTTATTGAGCTTATTGCGCTTGCAACTTTAGCATCTCTCTGATTAGCACCTTCTGTTCCTTTAGCTATATGCATATGCAGTCCTTATGGATATAGCTAAGGTATGGGGGGTGCCGTCAAAATGTACCCCCACCACGCATCGCGGCGGTCTTTATATTTTCTCCGGCGGGATTTTTAGGTTTTGAATCTAGCACGGTGTTTATAAGAGTCTACAAGGTATACACTCTCCTTTGGTGTTCATCTTCTCCTTTCAATGAAACATGCCCCTATGGTTTTCATTGGTGTGGCCATATATACCTCCTAAAATATTTGGTTTACTCACTCCCTTGTAGGCTCCTATAAGCATCGTTTTGTGAAATAGGCATGTTATTAGGAGGATGAATATGGCTAAAAAACAAAGTGATTCTGAGAAAAAACGTCGCGATCTTATGCGACCTGGGCTTACTCCAGAATCAAGGGAAAATCAAATGATCGCACTAGCAGTTGACCAGGCTGAGAGGCAACTTCGAGAGGGGACTGCATCTCCGTCCGTGCTGGTGCATTATCTTAAACTCGGTACAACAAAGATGCAGCTCGAAAAAGATATTTTGGTTGAGCAGCGTAAACTCATTCAGGCAAAGACAAAAGCAGCTGAGTCTACTGTGACTATGGAAGCTGCTTTAAACGATGCAATGAATGCACTGCGAAAGTACCAAGGAACTGCGGTAGACTCTGATGATTCGGACCTATACTGACCTTAAAGCCTTAAAGACTTGGGAGGAACGTATCAAATACTTGAAACTTGATGGGGTAGTCGGAGGCGAAACATTCGGATTCGATCGATACTTGAATCAGATGTTTTATAGATCTACTGAGTGGAAACGAGTCCGTCGCGATATCATTATCAGGGACAAAGGAACTGATCTTGGAATTGATGACCGAGAGATTGTCGGAAAAATTTATGTTCATCATATGAATCCATTAGAAGTCAAAGACATTGTTGACTCGACCGACTATCTTTTGAATCCTGAATTTCTAATTTGCTGCTCTAAGGCAACTCATGACTATATACATTATGGCGTTAAATCGAATGTGCCTAAAGTTGTCACAGAACGCTCTCCGTTCGATACGTCACCATGGAGGAAACAGAAATGAATGAATCGGATAGTATTCTCGGTACCGTCAAAAAACTCGCTGGGAATATGGCCCCGGAATATGAGTATTTCGATATGGACCTCTTGGTTTTTACCAATGCTACATTGGCTACTCTTACACAGCTTGGGGTTGGCCCGGACAATGGGTTTCTGATAAATGATGCGTCTGCAACTTGGGCTGATTTTATTGGGGACGAGAATCCTAAACTCCTTTTTGGATTTGTGAAGGCTTATGTTCCGTTGAAAGTTAGGCAGAAATTTGATCCGCCAACGTCTACTATTGTTTCTAGTTCACTTGATGCAAATATTAATGAACTGGAGTGGCGAATTCGAGAGGCAGCTGAGATTTTAAAGTATAAAAGAGGGTGATAGATATGTGTGGTTATGTTACTCCGATTAGGCCGGACGAACTTTACCACCATGGCGTTCGGGGAATGAAATGGGGAATTCGCCGATTCCAGAATTCTGATGGCACTTTGACCGCAGCTGGAAAGAAACGTCTTTCCAAACTTGAGGGGCAGGAGGCTAAACTGGCGGAAAAGAAAGCTGCTGTTACTGGAGGTAAGAGTGCGTCTTCTTCTAAAGCCGGAACTAGTAAAAAGAAATCTGTCAAAGATATGACCAATGAAGAATTAGAAACCGCAAATCGGCGTATGGCGTTGGAGCTTAACTACAAGACTCAATATAGCAAATTAAACCCTGAGAAAGTAAGTGTTGGGAAAAAGTTTGTAGACAAATTTGCTGAAAAAACGCTTGACAGTGTTGCCACTGGTGCTGCTAATGCTGTTGGAAATGCTGTGGGGAAAAAGCTCGGTGCGACTTTTGATAAAATCCTTGATTCTTCAGTTGATAAGAAGGGTATCCAAGATGCTATCAAATCTGCAAAATCAGATAAATCGTCTAAAGATAAAAGCAAGCAGGAGAAAAGCGTTGGCGAGGAAATCGTTAAAAATATTATGTCCAAAGAACCTTCGTCTGTTTTCGATATGTCCTCCGATGAACTCCAGAAACGAGTTGATCGAATGAGACTCGAAGAAACTTACGAAGACTTGTATAAGAAATACAAGGACAAGCACGCAAGTTGATTGGAGAATTATAATGTCATTGTCAAATACTGCCGTCCCAAAATACTATGGGGAATTTCGGGAGGCGGTAATTCGAGGAGAGATCCCCGTAAACCGAGAGGTTTCTTTGGAGATGAATCGAATTGATGCCCTGATTGACAATCCCGGAATCTACTACGACGATGCTGCTGTTGAGGGATGGATTGCATACTGCGAGGGAGAACTTACCTTAACTGATGGTTCGGACGTTAATATGCTCGAATCTTTCAAGCTTTGGGGCGAGCAGGTATTTGGATGGTATTATTTCATCGACCGAAATGTCTGGGTTCGTGACGATGGCGACAGTCATGGTCACTACGAAATGCGCCGTATGCGAAAACGCCTTATCAACAAACAGTATTTGATTATTGGCCGAGGTGCTGCTAAATCGCTTTACGCAGAATTCATCCAGGCGTATTTCCTCAATGTTGACACATCGACCACACATCAGATTACCACGGCACCAACGATGAAGCTTGCTGAGGAGGTAATGTCTCCATTTCGCACGGCTATTACTCGGGCAAGAGGGCCACTATTTAAGCTTTTGACTTTTGGGTCATTGCAAAACACGACAGGCTCTAAGGCTAACCGATGTAAGCTGGCCGCTACCAAGAAAGGTATTGAGAACTTCCTTACCGGGTCGTTGCTTGAAATTCGTGCAATGTCTATTGCAAAGCTTCAGGGTTTGCGGTGCAAGATTGCTACCGTGGACGAATGGCTTTCCGGTGACATTCGAGAGGACTGCATCGGTGCAATCGAGCAGGGTGCCTCCAAACTGGACGACTATCTGATTGTGGCTACCAGCTCTGAGGGTACGGTTCGTAACGGAGCTGGTGATACAATCAAAATGGAGTTAATGAATATTCTCAACGGGGAATATCCCAATATTCATGTCTCTATTTGGTGGTATAAGCTTGATTCCATTGATGAAGTAGCTGATCCTGATATGTGGCTGAAGGCAAACCCTAATATAGGAAAGACAGTTACATATGAGACATATCAGTTAGATGTTGAACGTGCAGAGAAAGCTCCTGCTGCAAGGAACGACATACTGGCGAAACGATTTGGTATACCTATGGAGGGGTATACCTATTATTTTACCTATGAAGAAACCTTGCCGCATAACAAACAGAGCTTTCAAGATATGCCTTGTGCTATGGGCATCGATTTGTCTCAAGGTGATGACTTCTGTGCGTTCACATTCTTGTTCCCCCTCCGTAATGGGTGTTTTGGAATCAAGACCAGAAGCTACATTTCTTCGCTTACATTCAATAAATTGGCGCCTGCTATGCGGTTCAAATACCAGGAGTTCATTGACGAAGGTAGTTTGGCGGTTCTCGAAGGTGCCATTATTGACTTGGAAGAAGTTTATGATGACCTGGAAGTATTTCTCGATAAACAACGGTACGACGTTAGATGTGTTGGGTATGATCCATATCACGCTTCCGAGTTCATCGACCGATGGGCCAGAGAAAATGGCCCCTATGGAGTTCAAAAGGTACCTCAGGGAGTAAGAACAGAATCTGTTCCGCTTGGTGAGCTAAAGAAACTGTCTGAGGAACGTATGCTGTTGTTTGATGAGCAGTTGATGATGTTCTGTATGGGCAACTGCATTGTTATGGAAGATACTAACGGCAATAGAAAGCTTCTTAAGAAGCGATATGAAGAAAAGATCGACAATGTTTCTGCAATGATGGACGCATTGGTTGCTTACAAGGATCATAAGGAGGAATTTGAATGAGGGATGCGATCGCATGGCCGTAAATCTACCAAATCGTCTTAGACATGCGTGGAGCGCATTCATGAATAAGGACCCCACTATTCGGCGAGTCTACTACGGTTCATTCGGCGGGAATTATAGTCGAAATCGATTGACTAGAGGTAATACTCAGTCGATTATTAACCCGCTATACAACCGAATCGCTATCGATTGTAGCCAGGTTTCTATTATGCACGTGAGAACCGATGATAAGGGTCGTTATCTGGAACAGATGGATAGTAAACTAAATAATTGTCTTACTCTTGATCCGAATATTGATCAAACCAGCCGCGCCTTTGTTCAGGACGCGGTTCTTTCTTTGCTTGACAAAGGTGTTATTGCAATTGTTCCGGTTCGCGCTACTTCTGACCCAGAGCTTTCTGAAGCATATGACGTTGAGCAGCTTCGTGTCGGAGAGATAACCGATTGGTATCCAGATGCCGTTCGAATTTCGCTTTACAACGAGAGCACCGGAAAACGTGAAGAAATCGTTATGCTTAAGAAGGCTGTGGCAATTGTCGAAAATCCATTTTATTCAGTTATGAACGAATCGAATTCTCTTGCACAGCGGCTTATTCGCAAACTGAACCTTTTGGATGCAGTTGACGAACAGAGCTGTTCCGGCAAACTTGATTTGATCATACAGCTTCCGTATGCTACCAAAACGGAACTTCGGAAACAGCAAGCTGAGCGCCGGAGAACTGAACTGGAACAGCAATTAGCCGGGTCAAAGTATGGTGTTGCTTACGCTGACGGTACTGAGAAAATTGTGCAGTTGAATCGTTCGGTGGAAAATAATCTGCTATCTACTGTCGAATATCTTACGAGCATGCTTTATAGCCAGTTGGGAATGACACAGGGGATATTGGATGGGTCTGCCGATGAACAGACGCTGCTTAATTATCACAGCCGTCTTATTGAGCCAATTATTTCGGCTATTGCGGATGAGATAAAACGTAAGTTTTTATCCAAAACCGCTCGCAGCCAGAATCAGTCCATTATGTTCTTCCGTGATCCGTTCAAGTTGGTACCCGTGTCCCAGATTGCCGAGATCGGTGATAAAATGACCCGAAATGAGATCATGACTTCTAATGAGATTAGACAGGTCATTGGGTTGCAGCCTTCCTCTGATCCTGGAGCTGATGAACTGCGTAATAAGAATCTATCCCAGTCGAAGGATGAACTGGAGGCGCAGAAAGCGCCAAATACCGAAATAAGCGACAAGAAGGAGGAAAATCAAAATGCCTGAAACTTATGATTTTCAGGGCAGAGCTACCGCCTACAATGTGCGCTGTACGGATGGTCGAACTATTTTGCCGAATGCATTTAAGGATTGCACCGGTAAGACGGTTCCGCTTGTCTGGAATCACCAGCATAATTCCGTAGGAAACGTTCTCGGTCATGCTCTACTTGAAAACCGAGATGACGGCGTATATGCGTATGGCAAGTTTAATAACACCGAAGATGGTCAAGCTGCAAAAGAGCTTGTCCGTAATGGCGATATTAAGGCGCTGTCAATTTATGCGAACCATCTCAAAGAATCCGCGCATAACGTTATGCACGGTGCTATTCGGGAGCTGAGCCTGGTACTTGCCGGGGCAAATCCCGAAGCATACATCGAATCTGTAATGTGTCATGACGATGAAAGCCTTGAATCGGCAATGTTCTGGGCAGTCGGTTCGACTATTCAGGCTGGCCCGATTGAGGTCGAAACTTCTGCTGAGATTTCTCATGGGGACGACCCGGAGAATACCGAGGTAGAGGAAGTCCAGACTGAAACTTCCAATAATGAATCCGATCATGCGGACACCTCTGATGGTGAGCTTGATCATGCAGATTCCGATGAAAACAAAAACGATAAAACCATCGGCGACATTGTCAAGACCATGAATGAGGAACAGAAAAACGCTATGTATTATCTGATCGCGAAGGCTAAAGATGATGACACTGATGACAACACCGACAGTGAAAAAGGAGGAGACGAATCCATGTCCCACAACGTTTTCGAGAAAAATGAAAATTCTACGCAGGGCGGCGTTCTTTCTCATGCCGAGATCGATACCATTTTCAAGGATGCCAAGCGTGCCGGTAGTCTGAGAGAGGGTGTTCTCGCCCATGCCGAGGAGTACGGCATTACCAATATCGACTACCTGTTCCCCGAAGCAAAGTCCCTTACCACTACCCCCGAGTTCATCAAGCGTGATACCGGTTGGGTGTCCAAGGTTATGAATGCCGTAGGCCACACTCCCTTCTCTCGCATCAAGACCGTATTTGCCGATATCACCGAAGATGAAGCTCGTGCAAAGGGTTACCTGAAGGGCAAGCTGAAGAAGGAGGAAGTATTCTCCCTGCTGAAGCGCAGTACCGCGCCCACTACGATCTATAAGAAGCAGAAAATCGACCGGGATGATGTGATCGATATCGTTGACTTTGATGTCGTGGCCTGGATCAAGGCTGAGATGCGCATGATGCTGGACGAGGAAATCGCTCGTGCAATTCTGCTGGGTGATGGCCGTCTTGCTTCCAGTGATGACAAGATCGATGAGAACTGCATTCGACCTGTCGCGAAGGACGCTGAGTTGTATTCCATTCACAAGACTGTGGACGTTGCCAATGGCGCAACCGATGAGGCCAAGGCCAAGCAGTTTATTCGGACTGTGATTAAGTCCCGTAAGGATTACAAGGGTTCCGGTAACCCCACTCTGTATATTACGGAGGATCTGCTGGCCGATATGCTGCTGCTGGAAGACGGTATCGGTCATCTGATGTATGCTTCTGAGGCTCAGCTGGCAACTACTCTGCGTGTAAAAGAGATCATTACCATCCCTGTAATGGAAGGTCAGACCGGTGTCAACGAGAAACCTCTGGTCGGCATTCTTGTCAATCTTGCTGATTACAAGGTTGGCGCCGATAAGGGTGGTTCCGTCAATATGTTTGATGATTTTGACATCGATTACAATCAGCAGAAATACCTGATTGAGACCAGAGCATCCGGGGCACTGGTCAAGCCCTACTCCGCAATCACGTACGAGATGAACGTGGCTGCGGCTTAATTTTTACCTGCGGATTAGGCAAAACTAACTATAACGATGTAAAGGAGAGATTCTCATGACCAAGGTATTTGAAGATGCCAATGACCAGCATGTTCGCAATGTGATCTTCTATGGCAAGACGGCCGACCACAAGCTGTATCGAGAGGGCGATTACACTACTCAGGTTGCCGTGGCCGAGCTCGATGATGCGTTCAAGAAGGGCGCCTGCCTCGTGTTCGACGGAACCAATTATCTTGTACCCGTGGCGTTTGCTGCTGGTAAGGTAATCACTATGTCTGGCACCACTTCCGTGACTGGAACGGAGTGGGCGGCTAAGGCAGAGGAGTAATTCAAAATGGCAAAATTCGCCGGAGTTGTCGGGTTTGAGGAGACGAAGGAAACTTCCCCTGGAGTGTATTCCGAGAACATAGTAGAGCATTTTTACTATGGCGATATTACAAAGAATTATCGTCGGCTCGAAAACTCCGGTGAAGTAAACGATAACATTACGCTATCGAATGAAATTAGCGTGGTCTGTGACGAGTATGCGTATCTGAATTTTGCATCTGCGCGATATGTTGAATTTATGGGGGCGAAATGGAAGATTAATTCCATCGAAGTTCGTCATCCGAGGTTGGTATTAACTATTGGAGGAATCTACAATGCATGATCGGGTTGAGCTTCAGCAAATTCTTGAAGACATTTTAGGTTCTAGAAATGTTTATTTCCAGCCTCCGGCATCGGTGAAGATGGCGTACCCGGCAATCGTTTATGAATTGTCGGATATTGAAAATGAGCATGCCGATAATGTGCCGTATGTGCAAAGAACGAGATACTCGATAACCGTGATAGATAAAGATCCGGACAGCCGCATCCCTTTTGCTATTTCGAAACTCCCCACATGCTCCTTCGACAGAGCATATAAATCAGACAATTTAAACCACTACGTACTGAATTTGTACTATTAAGGAGGCTAAGCTACTATGGCATCTAAAGCTCTTGTATGGGACCAGATCGGTGAGCGCGAGTATGAAACCGGTGTATCCAAGACGGTCCTTTACCCCTATGACAGCGCCACCAAGGCTTATGGTAACGGTGTTGCATGGAGCGGTGTAACCGCTGTCAATGAGTCCCCGGAAGGTGCTGAGGCAACCGACATGTATGCGGACGACATTAAGTATCTGTCCCTGATGTCTGCTGAGACTTTCAAGTGCACCATTGAGGCATATACATATCCCAAGGAGTTTGAGGAGTGTGATGGCTCTGCTGAGATCACTGACGGCGTTACTGTCGGTCAGCAGAATCGAAAGTCTTTCGGCCTGTGCTATCGTACTGCTGTCGGTAATGACACTGAAGGTACTGATTACGGCTATAAGATTCATCTTGTATATGGCGGTAAGGCAAGCCCTTCCGCAAAGGATTATTCTACCGTCAATGACAGTCCTGAGGCGTCCACTTTCAGTTGGGAAGTCAACACGACTCCGCTGCCTGCTTTTGAAGTGAATGGTAAGAAGTTCAAAGCAACCGCGACACTTACGATCAATACTGCTCGTATGTCTGAGGTACAGAAGTCGCACCTGGCTGCTTTGGAGACCTATCTGTATGGCGGAGATACTACTGATCCCAAACTTCCAACTCCGGCAGAGGTTTACAATCTTATCACTACCGGTAAAGTAAGCGGCGAGGCTGCTTAATGATTTATATGAGCCGTATTCAGGGAAGCTGGCGGCTCATTTTTTAATTGAAAGGAGAAAAACAGCATGCTTCCTAAGACTATTACTTACACCGATTATAACGGTGTTGAACGTACTGAGACTTTTTATTTTAATCTCAGCAAATCTGAGCTCACACGGTGGGCTATGTCCGTAGAAGGCGGTCTGCACGAGCGTTTGCAGCGCATCATCGATGCAAAGGACAACGTGGCCGTCATGAAGGAATTCGATAATATCATCGCTAAAAGCTATGGCGTAAAGAGCGATGACGGACGTCGGTTTGAAAAAAGCAAGCAAATTACCGAGGAATTTATGCAGACGCCTGCTTATGACCAGTTGTATATGGAACTTATCACCGGTGGAACCGACGTTATGTCGGCTTTTATTAACGGCATCGTTCCGATGGATCTGGTCAAAGAGGCGGATGCTGAACATAAAGCAGCTCTTTCTGTTGTAAATCCCGTTTGATTTGGTGGTGACCCATTTTGCTTAAAATTGTAGTTCCACCTAGGGAACTTTTCAATGAACAAACGAATGAGTTTGTTTATCTGAAAAAGCCTACGACGTTGACACTAGAGCACTCGCTGGTGTCAATTTCAAAATGGGAGCAGAAATGGCACAAATCTTTCCTAAGTACAAAAGAGAAAACCAATGAGGAAGCAATTGATTACATACGGTGCATGACTCTTACACAGAATGTGCCTCCTATTGTTTACAATTGTCTGACTACTGATAATGTGAATGCAATAAAGGATTATATTAATGATCCGGCTACGGCGACCACTATCCGTGAGCCAACCTCAAGAGGCAGCGGGAAGATTATCACGAGTGAACAAATTTACAGCTGGATGTTTGCACTTCAAATTCCAATGGAATGTAATAAGTGGCATATTAACCGGCTCCTTATGCTGATTAAAGTGTGCGAAATCCAGCAGAATCCGAAAAAGACCAAGATGAAGATGAATCAAATGCTCGACGAACGACGGGCTCTCAATGAGCAGAGAAAAGCAAGGCTGCACAGCAAGGGGTGATTATACATGATAACCATCAAGCAGAAAGGCGATTTCAAAAAGCTCGATCGATATTTAGAGAGGTTACTCAACGTTATTAAACGAGGCGAGCTCGATAAGTACGGTCGGATGGGCGTTGACGCATTGATGGCAGCTACACCTGTTGATAGCGGAAAAACTGCTCGATCTTGGTACTATGAAGTAAAACATACGAATGGGGGCGCTTCCATTGTATTTCGAAATTCGAATGTCAATGACGGCGTCCCTATCGCTATTATTCTTCAGTTGGGCCATGGCACCGGTACTGGGGGATATGTGGCTGGTCGAGACTATATCAACCCGGCTATTCAGCCTATTTTTGACCAAATTGCGAATGATGCCTGGAAGGAGGTTACGAGTCTGTGAGTAAGACAATCGACGATAGAGTCGTCCAAATGGAATTTGACAATTCCAAGTTTGAATCAAACGTTAAGACGACGATGAGCACACTCGATAAGCTGAAACAGGCTCTTAACTTCAAAGGTGTGCAAGATGGTGCCGAGAAGTCGGCATCGAATATTTCCACCCTGGGCTCCGCGGTGCAAACCGTTGGGGCTCGTTTTTCTAGTCTTGAGGTAATTGGTATTACGGCTTTGAGCAACATCACCAATAAGGCGATTAATGCCGGTGAGCAGATGCTCAAATCGTTGACCATTGAACCCGTATCCAGTGGTTTTAAAGAGTACGAGCTCAAAATGGATTCTATTCGGACCATCATGGCGAGTACCGGTGAGAGCTTGGCCACGGTAAATAGTTATCTGGATGAGTTGAATAAATACTCCGATGAAACCATTTATTCGTTCAGTGATATGACTGCGAACATCGGTAAGTTTACGAATGCTGGTGTAAAACTGGATAAGGCCGTTCTTGCAATTAAAGGCGTTGCAAATGAAGCAGCCGTATCCGGGGCAAATGCAAATGAAGCGTCTCGTGCAATGTATAACTTTGCTCAGGCGCTGTCGGCTGGATATGTAAAACTAATTGACTGGAAATCCATTGAGAATGCGAATATGGCAACCGTAGAGTTTAAGCAAGAATTGCTCAACACGGCAGTTGCACTTAAGACAGTTGAAGAACAAGCTGACGGAACTTATAAAGTTCTTACTACAAATGCAACAGGCAGTACTATGGATGAGACCATCAGTGCCACCAAGAACTTTAACGATTCCTTGGCGTATCAGTGGATGACTACTGAGGTTCTTACAAATACTCTTGCTAATTATGCCGATACTACTACTGCAATTGGTGCGAAAGCACAGAAAGCAGCTACTGAGGTTGCTACGTTTAGTAAAGCAATTGATACACTTCGGGAAGCGGCTGGTTCTGGCTGGGCGCAGACGTGGCAGACAATTATCGGTGACCGAGAGCAGGCAACAGAGCTATTTACTACGATGGTAAATGGTATCAGCGATATTATTCAGAAATCTGCTGATGCTCGTAATAATATGGCTGAAATGGTCATGAATAGTTCTTGGGAGAAGTTATCAAAAAAGATAACTGATACGGGTCTAAGTCTTGATACATTTCAAGATCGTGCTGCTGAAGTCGCTAAAAAGTATGGCATCGATGTTGATCGCTTAATTAAGCTCGACGGATCATTTGGAGAAAGTCTGAAAAGAGGCTGGCTGAATGCCGACATTTTCAGAGAAACCCTTTTGTCTTTAATCGATGGAGTTACTGGCACGACCGGTGCTATGACTGACGCCGAATCAGCACTGTCCAAATACAGCGAGCTTGTCCGTCAAATAATTCAGGGCGATTTTGGGAATGGAGCAGATCGAATTAAGGCACTTACTGATGCCGGATACGATTATGCCGCTGTTCAGGCGCTGGTTAATAAAGTCTGTTACGGTGGAAAACTAACAGTTGACGATATGACCGGAAGTTTACTTCAGATGAGTGATGCCGAATTGAAGGCTACTGGTCTTACGGAAGATCAAGTTAAAGCGCTCCGGGCGCTTGAAATTGAGGCAAAATATTCTGGAACTTCAGTTTCTGAGTTAATTGATAGTTTGAGCAAACCAAGCGGTCGAGAGCTGCTATTCAGCACCATGGAACATTCGATCAGTGCTTTGAAAAAAAGCATGGAAGCTATCCGGAAAGCTTGGAAAAATGTATTTCCAACCAAGATGGTTTCTCAGGGGATTTACACTGCTCTTGCAGCTGTTGAAAAGTTTAGTGAAAAACTGGACTTTAACTATAGCACTGGGAAGAAGCTTACTACCGCATTTGAAGGACTTTTCAACATCCTTGACCTTATACGAATGGTTATTAGTGGTGGCGTTGGTCTTGGCTTCCGTGTGCTGAAGCAGGTAATGGAGAACCTAGGTATCAATGTTCTTGATTTAGCAGCTTCAGCGGGAGAGGCTATCAGTAAATTCCATGATTGGGTCGTTGAAAATAGCTTTATCGCCGACGGTATTACGCTCGTTGCGGATGCAATTACAGACGCAATCGAAATGGTTTCGAAATGGATTGCCAAGATTAAGGAACTACCGCAGACTAGCATTCTTGTCAGTCGAGCTATGGCGGCTATACAAAACGGTTATGCAACTGCCAAGACGTTCATGTCTGGTGCAGTTGAAAGAATTGGAGCGTTCATTGACCGCTTGAAAGCAATGGACGGTATTTCGCTCAGCAATATCCAGATCGCGCTCAAAGATTTTTGGACGAATGTTGCCAGCTATTTTCTAAATGTCAATTCGATTGAAGATAATATTAAATCTCTTTGGAATTATTTACAGACATTTATTTCCAACATTCGAGCGGGTGGAGATACTGCAAAAAATGCTATTATCGGTTTGAAGGATGCTATCCTTCAGCAGCTGTCTGTTTTCGTTGATTCGATTGGTGACAAGATCGGGATTGCTGGTGATAAGCTTGGAGATTTCGGCGATAAAATTTCCGAAGTCTTCGGGAAAGTGCAAGAATTCCTCGGTAATATTCCTTGGGGTAATGTTGCTGCTATCGCTGGTATGGCCGGTGGTTTAATCGGGGTTGTTAAGATTGTAAATAAAATCCGGGATGCGTTCGATGTGTTCGATGTCATCGGAAAGATCGTGGATGCTTACAATTTAGAAGCTCAGATTAAAAAGGTCAAGGCTTATGTTGAGCTGATCAAATCTATTAATATAACCATTCTGACTACGGCTGCTGCTGTTTGGATTGTTGTCGATGCATTGAGACGTCTTCAGGACGTGACGTTGGATAGCGACATGATAGCTAAGGCCGCTTTGGTTGTAGAAGTCCTTGGTGTTTTGATGGGTATAACGAAACTGATTGGTGGAAAGACCAGCGGTTTCGGAATTCTAGCCATGGCAATCGGCATTAAAGTAATTATTGCCTTGCTGGATGACATCATGGAAGTAGATGTTGACCGTGTTATGGATAATATTAATAAGCTTAGCATTGTGATGGGGATGGTAGCCGCGTTACTTCTGGTGTCCAATCTTGGAAACTGGAAGGGAGGAGTCGCGTTACTCACAATGAGCTTAGGGCTTACTTTGCTGCTTGGAGTAGTTAAGATTGCTTCTGCTATGAAAACATCCACTATCGATAAAGGTGTATCGGCACTTTGGAAGATGTTTTCGTTTATCGGAGTATTCGAGCTTCTTAGCTTGGCTGCAAAGAATGCGCTTAAAGCAGCAGCCGGAGTTGCACTTCTTTCTGTTGCAATTGGGATGCTTCTAGCCGACATAGTCCTTATTGGTCTGCTTGACGAAAGAACAGTAGATTATGGTATCACAGTTCTTGCTAAACTCATGGGTTTGGTTGACATCATGATGCTTTTTAGTAGTGCTACTGGAAAAGGTAATTGGAAATCAATTGCTGCCTTGGCTGCTGTAATTGCAACTTTGACAGGTTCACTGGTTCTATTGTCTTTCTGCGATCCAGAATCAATTAAACCTGCTACAGCATGCTTATCGGCTTTAATTGGTATGTTTTCCTTAATGGAAGGTACTTCGGCGTTTACGAAAAATGCTTCAACTGGACCTATTGTTACTATGGGAATTGTAGTGGCAGCATTGGGCGGTATTCTTATTGCAATTTCAAAATGGTCAAATCCAGACACCTTAATACCTTCTGCCGAGGCGTTGTCGTTGCTAATGGCGTCTCTGTCGGTGTCACTTCTCATCATTTCTAATGCAAAATCGGTATCCACTTCGGCATTGGGCGCATTGGCGGGAATTGCACTTATTACAGGACTCCTTGGTCTGATGCTTGCTGGTCTATCTCAAATCACCGATCCAACTACGATAATGCCACTTACAATTTCGCTTGCTATTATGCTTGGAACATTTGTGGCAGCCCTAACGGTTCTATCTTTGGTCGGACCGATTGCGAGTGGAGCAGTAGCAGGACTGGAAGCACTCGGGATAGTTGTAACTGCTATTACTGCGTTTATCGTGCTTGTGGGCGGTATTAACGAACTTTGCCCGGAGCTTGAGACCTTCTTGGACAGCGGAATCACAGTTCTCAACAAAGTTGCGTCTGGAATTGGTCAGTTTGTTGGTAATCTTATTAGCGGCATCGGTATTGGTGTTACTGATGGGCTTCCGGCAATCGGTGAAAACATTAAGGCATTCACGGATTCCCTTGCTGGGGTCGATAGTAGCTCTGTTGATGCAGCAACATCTATTGCAAGTGTGATTGTAGCACTTAGCGCTGCAAATGTGCTTGACGGGCTTGCTGGTTTGCTGAATTTCTTTAGCGGTTCCAGTAGTACGAGTTCTTGGGCAGATTCAATGGCAGAACTTGGTGAAGCTATGGCGTCGTTCAGTGAGTCTATTTCCGGATTAAGTGATGACGCTGTAACGAAGGCGGGGTTAGCAGCGGATGTCATGGATAAAATGATTGAAGTAACTAAGTTAGTCCCCAAGGAAGGTGGAATCATTCAAAAAATCGCTGGCACATCGGACATCGGTAAATTTGGACAATCAATGGTTTCCGCAGCAGTTGCGATTATTAATTTTGATAATCAAACCAGTGTTCTAACCGAAGATAATGTCGCCAAGGCTGAATTAGCTGCTAACATTATTAGCAAAATGACGGAGGTAGCTGAATTAGTCCCCAAAGAGGGCGGAATAGTTCAAAAAATCGCTGGCACATCGGACATCGGTAAATTTGGACAATCAATGGTTTCCGCAGCAGTTGCGATTATTAATTTTGATAATCAAACCAGTGTTCTAACCGAAGATAATGTCGCCAAGGCTGAATTAGCTGCTAACATTATTAGCAAAATGACGGAGGTAGCTGAATTAGTCCCCAAAGAGGGCGGAATAGTTCAAAAAATAGCCGGAAGTACCAGCATTGACAATTTTGGAGCTAGTATGGCTAGTGCCGGATATAGCGTGCAGCAATTCTGCTCCGCTGTAAAAGATGTATCTTCTACAGACGTTGTTCATTCAGCGTATGTATTTACAATCATGCAAAATATCATTGACGCCGGTGATCTTGCTGTCGGACTTGATTCCGATTTCTATATGATTGATTGGGACGCTTTTAAAGCTGGCGCAGCAAACATGGCTGACGGACTACTGACATTTACTAATTCGTTTTCTGGCTTAACAACTGGAGATATTACCTCAGCTAAAAGCGCAATTTCTGCGTTGAAAGAAGTTCTTGATATCGCAGGTAGCTTTAACTCAAGTAGTTCGCTTGTTAGCACTACTGCCGTAATCGGGTTTAAAGCATTCTGCATTGCACTTTCTGAATGCGGACCGAAGATTGTTAGTTTCGCGAGGGTTATGACAGGCACCAGCTCAAGCACGATATCCACTTCCGTATCGAAACTGAAGCAAATAATTGATCTGGCTTCGTTAGTTAAATCCTCTGACCTGAGTGCGTTGTCTACGCTATCTTCAAGTTTGAACTCATTGTCTTCTTTGAACTTCGGGACCAGTAATTTTCAAAATGGAGGTGAGCAGCTCTCAAAGGGCATTAACTCTATGATGAACTCCGCCACGGAATCTATCTCCGGTTCCATCTCAAAGATGACAAATGCAATGACCAAGGTCGTTAGTGCTACCGCAAAAGTTGCACAGTCTCAAGCATCGAAGTTCAGCATGATCGGTCTAACCTATGCGATTAAGATGGCTGCTGGCTTGAGCAGCGGACGCTCTAGGGTGTCTACTAATGCTGGAGCAGTTGCCGCTTCTGGTGCCCGCGGAGCAAATGGCTATTACTACAGCTATTATAATGCAGGCGCGTATATGGTGTCTGGGTTTGCAAAAGGAATCAGAGATAATACTTATCTCTCGGTTACTGCATCCAAAGAGATGGCGTTAAAGGCACTGAATGCAGCCAAGGCTATATTGAAGGAACACTCTCCTTCCAGAGCTATGTACCAAGTCGGTGCATACGCCGGAGAGGGATTCGCAAATGGCTTAAATGCATACTCAAATACTTCTTATATTGTAGGAGGTAATGTAGCCAACCAGGCCATTGAGGCGATGCGGGATGCCGTTTCCTCTGTAAACTCGGTGCTGGCTAGTGATCTCGATGCCACACCGACGATTAGACCTGTAATGGATTTGAGCGACGTGCAGTCCGGGATGTCCACGATCGGGTCTATCTTTAACAGTTCTACGCTCGGCTCTTATGGCGCCGCCAGAAGTGTTAATCGATTGATGAATTTGAGATCCCAGTATGCGAATAACAATGACATTGTGAACGCTGTGAATGGTCTAAAGAGTGCTCTTGCGGGTTCTTCCGGAGACACTTATCAAATCAATGGTATTACTTACGATGATGGAAGTAATATCAGCGATGCCGTTAAGACGATAGTTCGTGCGGTTACTACTGGAAGGAGGGTGTAATTATGGCTAGACCTAGTAATGTCAAACTACGGTTGGATACGTCCCAGGGCAAAACCATAATTGCATCCTGGACTTGGAGCGCGACACATACTGAATCGTTCATTGTTCAATGGGTATACGCAGACGAGCTTGGCGTGTGGAAGCGGAACACTTACCACAAGTTAGATCCGGTAACGGTATCGGCTAAGTCCTCGATATCCATTGGAACGGCCGTAACATGTCTTTCTGATGGGGCTGCTATATGGAGCAGTAAAGAAAGCTCGGCAACTATTCTTGAAAGAGTCGCTTTCGGTACTGATTTGGAACTTGTGAATCTTGATTCCGAGTATTGTGTAGTAAAGACGTCCTCCGGCGAAACTGGCTACATTTATTCGAAATACTGTAGCTCCTCCAAAACTCAGTACCAGGCGGCCCCAAGAGAGGCAACACTGAGCATTCCCGATAATGCTGCTCGTGTCTGGGTATTCATTACACCAATCTCCGAAACCTATACCATAAACTCTACCGATGCTGATGGAAACCAACTGAATTCCGCTGAAGTTTTCTATTGGCAGGCTGAGGAATCTACCGGGGTTGGAATCTGGGTTCTTAATTTGCAAGAGCCTCCGACCCCTAGTGCCCCTACGATAACTCTATCTGATGATGGAACATACCTGACAGCAACCGTGAAAGGAATTGACATCGGAACCGTTCCCACTTCTCCAGACGAACGTCCGCAGGTGTGTTTCATTATTAAACGGGCAACAGCCGAGGGTGTTCCAAGCGATGCATCTAATGCTCAGATTGACCATGGTGTTGTGAATGTGAGTACCGATGGTATTGCTACATTTGTCACCCGTAAAATCGTGGCCGGAGAATCCTATTGTGCTATGGCCCGGGTCGGTATTTATCACAATACTGCTCTGGCTTCTAACGGCAACTGGAATGCGTCCAGTTACGAATTGTGGTGGGGCGAATGGAGCGAACCGAGTGAAGTGGTTAAGACCAAGCCGGGTTCTTTCTCGCTTGTAAATGTTCGCGCATCAAGTCCAACCGGGGTTACAATCACTTGGAACGCATCTCCTGGTGCTGAATCCTATGAGATTTACTATACTTCGGGAACCGACGAACTGCCCGGCATGCAAATTCTTCAGAACCCGGATGCCTATTCATCAAGTCTGTACCAAACCGTTACTGAAATTTCCAAATCCGTCACGCAGTATACTATTGCCGGTTTAACAACTGGTGCGAGATACTATTTCCGAATGAAGGCCGTTAACGACGCGGGAAAAACGTATTCTTTGCTGGGCAATATTTTACAGGTTGCCATTGGTGAAAAGCCGTCCCCTCCGTCCACTTGGTCGTATTCGTATACCGCGAAGCTCGGAGACATCGTGGATTTGTATTTCTCGCATAACAGTGCCGATAATTCAAAATGCTCTAAGTACAAGATCCATTACAGCATTTATTTGTCGGATGGAACGGCAAGTGACGAATACGATTCCGTCGTAACTCTCCCTGAAGCCTCGTCTGATGATGACAGCACGATCATTAAGGCTACTCTTGACACTTCTCAGTGGACATCCGATGTTTCTGTGAAATGGAAAGTTGCTACCGCTGGAGTAACGGGGGAGTATAGTGATTGGTCTGTTGAAAGAACGCTGAATGTTTATAAGGTGCCGGTCATTGTTACTAGCTTGGTTGCAAATTCTGAGCTTGGCGAGGACGGAGTTACTTATGACATTAAATCATTCCCGATCAGAATCAACGGTCAAATCGAAGCCGGGTTACAGTATCCGACTGGAGTTCGCTTGACGGTTACAAGCCTCGAAGCATACACCTCTGTCGATTTTCAAGGGCGGCCGATTACTGTACCGGCTAATACCCAGATCTATTCAAAGAGTTATTACAACGATTGGCGTCAATGGCATTTGGCAATGGTCACGATGACTCTTTTACCTATGCAGATCAGCCTCAAAAACAATGTGCGCTACCGAATCGACATTACGGCATCCATGAGTTCTGGGCTTACTGCATCGCAATCGTACACCATCCACACAGCGTGGGATAGCCAAGAAATGATTCCTGAAGCGAGCATCGGTTACAATAGTGCACTCTATTGTACGTATATACGTCCCCGGTGCCGCGATATTAACGGAAACTACATTGACGATGTTACGATGTCTGTTTATCGCCGTGATTACGATGGCGATTTTATTGAAGTAGCGGTTGGTGTTTCAAGTGAGTTGAATGCCACCGTTACCGACCCCCATCCTTCTTTGAATTTCGTGTCTTATCGAATTGTAGCTGTTTCGAATGGAACTGGTGAGATTGCATATGCGGACACTCAGAATTTCAAAGTTGGGGTCCATGCTATCGTTGTTCAGTGGGATGACGAATGGAAGGAGTTTGACGTTGTTAATGGAATGGCGAGTGAACAGCCGTGGACTGGCTCGATGCTAGTCCTTCCATACAACATCGATACTTCTGACAGCACATCGCCCGATGCATCGCTGGTCGAATACGCCGGTCGGTCGCATCCGGTCAGTTATTACGGTACACATCAAGGTACTTCGTCCACATGGAACACCGACATTCCAAAACGAGATCTCGATACTCTGTTCCAGATCAGACGGTTGCAGGCCTATCGAGGCGACGTTTATGTTCGAGAACCAACTGGTGTTGGGTATTGGGCTAACATTACAGTCAACTACAACATTAAGCATTGCGAGTTGACCGTCCCAATTACGTTCAACATTAAGCGGGTTGAAACACCTGCCGCTCGAACCAGTAATACTGAAGACCATGAATTTATCAAGACCGATACAGTTGGTGATCTTCAGAATGTACTCATGACAATCTAATAAAGGAGGAGTTGATACCAATGCCTGATTGGACAAAATCGATGGCGCAGAGTTTCGAATACTATATTGTAGATCCTGTTACTTGGACGGACTCTCAAAAGATTGATACCGCGATCAGCTGTACCATATCTCGTGACATCACGTCCGAAACGCTCGGCTCTGCAAGTTTTGATATCGACTCCTTCCTGGGTGAGTGTTACATTCGAGTGTATCTCGCCACAATTCAAAATGGTTTATCTGAGAGGTTCCCTTTAGGGACATTCTTGGTTCAAACTCCATCGCATGACTATGATTCAAAAGTTCTTACCAGTTCGATCACGGCATATACGCCATTGATTGAATTGAAGGAGAAGTATCATCCCATTGGCTATACTGTGCCTAAGGGTGATAATGTTATGAAGCATGCGTGCGCTCTAACTAAGGAAAACGTAAGGGCACCTGTTGTCACAACTACACACGATAAAAACCTTACTTATGATTTTACTGCTGGCAATACTGAAACGATGTTGTCGTTTAACAGCAGTTTAATCGCCAATGCAGGATTCCATTACGATTTGGATGAAATGGGAAACATTATGTTTGCCCCCGACCAAACGCTAGATTCTTTGCAACCAAGAGTTGTCTTCCATGATGGGAACAGCTCTATTTTGTATCCCGATGTAAATTTGAGTAGGGATTTCTATGGCATTCCGAATGTTATAGAAGTGGTGTATTCGACAAGCAGCACCACATATTACTCAAAGGCGGTCAATAACGATCCCGACAGTCCAACCTCTATCCAGAATAGAGGACGGGTCATTATGTCGAGGGTCACTGATCCTGATTTGTCAGGAGTTGCAACTCAAGCTATCATTGACGAATATGCACAGCAGCTGCTGAAGTCAGCTTCGTTGATCACAGGAACAATCAGCTACTCGCATGGCTATTATCCAATTCGAGTAGGGGACTGTGTTCAGCTTGAGTATCGAAAATTGAAGGAAATTTCTCCGCAGTTGTATCCGATCAAAGCCCGAGTCACCAGCCAAAGCATCTCTTGCACGACTGGTTGCCCGGTTGAGGAGACTGCGGAATTCAACATAAAGTTTTTGTAAGAGGGGAGTATAGATGGCTCTTTCTAATGCACTGATAAACGAATTGGTGAAAGTCACATCCCCCAATTCAAAAGAGAGTACGGCCGATGTCGTCTATGGGGCTGCGAAGGTCGTTGACGACAGAGTCTATGTCGTCCTTGATGGTTCAGAAGTTCAAACGCCTGCCGAGACAACCGTAAAGGTGAGCGACGGAGAACGAGTATCTGTTGTCTTCCAGAACCACGTTGCTTTGATCACCGGCAATGCTACCAATAACGCAGTCCGTATCGGGGATTTGACTGAATCGGAGAACAATGTACGGAAGGAAATCACGGACACTGTAAACGGTATTGTGTTGCGCGTAACGGTTGATGGCGAGGTTTCGACTGAAATCAAAATGGAAGACGGAACAATCAATCTGACCGGCGATGTTATGGCTAGGTATATCAATACTGACGAGTTGTTCACGAGACTTATTACACTAACCGGAGCGCTTCTTGTCAAGACGGCTGATAGTGATATACTTGGAAAGCTTGGCGGAATCGAAGGATCTACCGGTAGTGAAACTACTTATGGTATTGGTATGCAGAATTCTGATGCAAGCTGTGAAGTGGTAACTACCAGCTCTGGTTCCAGAATGTCTGCTGGCGGATATGAGATGGTTGTTACTAAGAACGGCACCGCGGCTATTCGTGCTGATAGTTCATCCTTGATTCTCTACTCATCTAAGACCGGCCCTAACGGCTCTGGCGTGTATATCACCGGAGTTATATACCATCGTGATTCAGAAGATGGCGAATGGCTATCGCTTAACAGAATCTCAGCGTCGCTTGATACTAAGGCTTCTAAGGCTGACGTTACCGCTCAGATTCAACAGTCTATTGACGATACGCTATCTACAACAAGCACCAATGCTATTCAGAACAAAGTAGTTAAGAAGGCTATTGATGATGTAAATACTGCGATTGGTAAAGTAAATAGTTCTGTTAGTGCAGTTGAGACTTCGCTTGACACCAAAGCTTCTAAGAGTGATCTTAGTGCACTTGAAACTTCTGTTAATGCCAAGGCTTCTAAGAGTGACCTCAGTGCACTTGAGACTTCGCTTGATACTAAAGCTTCTAAGGCCGACGTTACCGCTCAGATTCAACAGTCTATTGACGATACGCTATCTACAACAAGTACAAATGCTATTCAGAATAAAGCAGTCAAGAAGGCTATTGATGATGTAAATACTGCGATTGGTAAGGTAAATAGTTCTGTTAGTGCAGTTGAGACCTCGCTTGACACCAAAGCTTCTAAGAGTGATCTTAGTGCACTTGAAACTTCACTTGAAACCTCGCTTGACACCAAAGCTTCTAAGAGTGACCTTAGTGCACTTGGAACTTCTGTTAATGCCAAGGCCTCTAAGAGTGATCTTAGTGCGCTTGAGACTTCACTTGAAACCTCACTTGGCACCAAAGCTTCTAAGAGTGACCTTAGTGCACTTGGAACTTCTGTTAATGCCAAGGCCTCTAAGAGTGATCTTAGTGCGCTTGAGACTTCACTTGAAACCTCACTTGGCACCAAAGCTTCTAAGAGTGACCTTAGTGCACTTGGAACTTCTGTTAATGCCAAGGCCTCTAAGAGTGATCTTAGTGCGCTTGAGACTTCACTCGAAACCTCACTTGGCACCAAAGCTTCTAAGAGTGATCTTAACGCACTTGAGACTTCGGTTAATGCCAAGGCTTCTAAGAGTGATCTTAGTGCACTTGAAACTTCTGTTAATGCCAAGGCCTCTAAGACTGACGTTACAACCCAAATTCGACAGGCTATCCTGGACAGCTGGGCGGCGTCATATTGAGTATGCGTTCGATGTACCGTCGCAATCAGAATGGTTTATAAAGGAGGCGTATTGATGGCTACATCTGATGAAAATATCTCCGCACTTTCGACGGCTATTGATCGTCTGTTCGCTGCGCGAGATGTAATTCGATCAAATTATGTTGAGCTTGGATTGGTGGAAGAAAACGCTGATCTTCAGGAGCTTGCTGAAGCAAGTTACCAAGTTGTACGACTGGCCAAAGTTGATGACGCTTTGTCTGACACAAGTGTAAATGCTATTCAGAACAAGGTGGTTAAGAAAGCCTTTGACGATGTAAATACATCCATCGGTAGTGTGAATAGCTCGATTCGGACTATCAATGGCGCTATTGTAGACATCGATAACTCCATTAGCGAAGTTGAATCCACACTGGAAACGAAGGCGTCGAAAACGGAAGTGGCGAATCAGATTCAACAGGCTATCTTGAATAGTTGGGAGGCATCGTATTGAGCACACAGGAAACTTATCTGAGCAATATTGCCGACGCTATTCGAGCTAGTGCTGGCAGCTCTGGAACCATCCCGGCAAAGTCGTTTGCAACTAAGATCAGACAGTTGAAACGATATAAATGGTCTGACGGAAGCCTCGTATACTGTGAGCCGAAAGCAATGGAAGCAGTTGCTGTTGCACGGTCGTATTGGATTGCGAGAGCATCTGGCCGGTCGTTTGTTTATTCGGGTGGATCTACTTTTCTCGATGGGGCGGTTCTTAATAATTCTTCTGGAGCAGGCTTGATCGATTGCTCGACATTCATTCACTTGGTTATGAGGGGTATCAGCTACGACAAGAGCCCTTATACCAACCAGGCGGCAAATGCTACATACGCCGCCTCTAATCTGTCTACAAATACAGCGTATACATGGGCGGATGATCGTATGCGGCAATCGGCCACGCTTGGCGGAATGGTTCGCTATGCTGCGGATTTGGCGGCATATTACTGGACGGCGGGAAGGGTATACACGGATGCCTCTTTGCGTAAACCCGGCGATCTCATCTTTCATTCAACAGAGGATAACAATCGGTTTATGTCAATTACCCACGTTTCGATTGTTTCAGAAGATGTCGGTCAGTATTACAACGTGACCAATATAACGAACACTGTCGTAAGAACTGCCTACGCGAATCGAAACGCCGATATTGTCTTCTTCGCTCGACCGGATTACGAACGTATTGCGGACAAGACTTACAGCTTTGATCCGAACTATAACTACCTAGCGTATCCCTGGATTTGCGGTGACAATAGTGTTTATAGTTCTAAAGTTTCTGCAAGGGCCTCCACAAATGGTTTAACTACGACCTGCTCAGGAGCAACTGCTGCGACAACGATTAATCTTGTGTCTGCGAGTTATCCTTTGTATATGCCTGCTGGTACCTATAAGTTAAGCGGTACGCCCGCTTATCAGGATCGTCGAGCTCGCGTTGATTATTCTTACTGGGGGCTTCGATTGTACCCCTTAGATGGCCGAACGATTACGTCGAACGTCATTGGTTATACAGCGGCAAGTTATTCCTCAGCGCCGACAGCCGCCGTAACTCAAAGTCAGGCGTATGTATGGGAGAAAGGCTACGGTGCAACTTTCTCGATTGATACACCAATGTCTTTTTATGCAAACATCTATATTTCGAAGACCCCGACATCAGTGGCATACAATGGAACTGACCTGTGGGTTCCGAAACTTGTTAGAACTGCGTGAGGTGATTTCATGAAATTCAAACTAAACAGAGGAAAGAGTATCAAACTGGGGGATAAAGAGATCCCCATTTCCGCGACCGACGGCTGGACCGATATCCCAGACGACGAGATTATCGAGGCCCTGTCAAATGCCGGGAAGAAGCACGGCCAGCCCGATTGGAGCCAGGAAGACGAGAACGATCCTGGGTATATTAAGCATAGACCTGGGAGTGATCTTATTTATAGCCAAAGTGGGCTGATTGATTTGTCCGCTATAGAACCGGGTAAAGCAATCAAAATTTCTAATTGGGACGCATGGCTATATAGTAACTACAAAGATCTGTTTTATGCGGATACTTTGAAAGACGGGCTAGTGGCCGATAAATACGAAGGGCCTTTTTACAAGTGGAAATCGAAGTTCACTTTTGTTTCTACTGGAAAGGATATCGGCATAGCTTCGTATAGTTATTATGTTTACGACAGAATTGAACGTATTGATTCTATTAACTATATGTTCCATATTTTTGATAGTGTAATCAAATCTAATGGATTCTTTGGGTATATGAAGGAGGAAGGATCTAAGTATCCGTCCATGTTTAATAATTGGAATGCTGAAATTATTTTTGGCTATACCAGATCCATGAGTGCTGCTGCTGTGGCGCCCAGTGTGAAAAAATATTTTCAGCGTAAAGAAATCCCGGATACTGCTGATTATTTTTCTACAAAAACAGTTGAGGGCGCGCTTGATCAAATTGGGGAACAGCTCGATAAGTTTTTTGGGTATACTGTCGACGAAAATTCAGCAGCGGATGCGGTCTTGACAAGTAGTAATACAGCAGAAATATCTGGTTTTTATCCGCAGTGCGATAGCACCTACTTAATTGAATTTGGAAATCAAGAAAGATTTCTAATTGGTTCTCCTTACGTGAATGGTTTCCCGTCGGCGCTTGGTTTTTCGTTTTATACAGGTTATAACATCAAATGTACATCGACTAAAGGTGGAGTAGGGCAGTTTAAGTTTCTCAGCCCTGCACCAACACTTATGAGTTCTACAGTCGGGGAAATTGCATTCAAGATCTACAAGGTCACCATGGATTCCGATGGTCAGCGATTTCTGTTTAATCGTTTGGGAATGGCGTTACCTATTGGTATGGAAATAGCCTCGGACGATACTAGGTACCCGGTATTTGCCGACGGAAATAATGTATATGCATTAAACCGTAATCTTAAGGTACGTTCATATATTACTACGCCGCTTAATAATATATGTACATTAATGACTGGCGCACAAGTTATATATCTACAAAACGTGCCTAGTTCAGTTACAACGGCAACTGATTATGGAAAGTTAAATCTGACATCGAACGATTATCCAATTACAGTGACATGCACCGCTACCGAATACGGTCATTCGCCTAGTGCAAGTTATCGTATTATCACGGCATCCGGCAGAGTAATCGGTTTATATCACACATTGACTAACGGAAACGTATCTGTATCGGAATATATTCCGTCTTCCGTAACAATTTCCAGTTCCACTGAAGGCTCCTCCAAGAAGTTCAAGATCACGGTTGATGATACCGGTACTCTGTCGGCGACTGAAGTAACCGATTAATCGTAAAAGGAAGGTCGCTGATGAATAGTATTTTACAGATTGTGATTACGGTGGTGTGTTCGGTGCTGGCGTCTTCCGGTTTTTGGGCTTGGATGCAGAGCCGAGAGAATAAGAAAGATGCCAAAACGGACATGCTGAAGGGACTTGGGCATGACCGCATTATGTTCTTGGGAATGGGCTACATTGACCGTGGGTATATCACGCAGGACGAATACGAGAATCTCTATCAGTATCTCTATCGTCCTTATGAGAAACTCGGCGGAAATGGCTCTGCCAAACGTGTCATGCAGGAAGTGGACAAGCTCCCGATTAAGAAATGATTGGAGGTGAATCAAATGAAGATCTCTAACAAGACGTACGATATCCTGAAGTGGGTAGCGCTTTACCTACTGCCCGCGCTTGGTACCCTGTACTTTGCCATTGCCTCTATTTGGGGGCTTCCGGCTGGTGACAAGGTTGTCGGTACTATTACCGCGCTGGACACTTTCCTTGGCGTCATCCTCGGTATTAGTACATCGCAGTATAAGAAACAGGTTAATGGCCTGTAATCAAAAAACGGAGCTGCCCCCACTAATGAGGTAGCTCCGAATTTTTTATGAAAGGGGATTGTTATGGCACTTGTGTATGGAGTTGATGTATCCGAGCATAACGGATATGTTGACTGGTGGGCGATGAGAAAAGCCGGTATCACTTTTGCGCTCGTTCGTTCCGGATATGGAACCAGTCATATCGACAAGCAGTTTTACAACAACATGGCGAACGCAATCGCTGCTGGAATGAAAATCGGAATCTATCATTTCAGCTATGCATTGGACGTGGCTGGCGCAAAGAAAGAAGCCGAGTTTGTTCTGAAGCTCCTGAAGCAATACAAAGACGTTGTAACTCTGCCTGTCTACTTTGACCTGGAGTACGACAGCGTCTCGTATGCCGCTAAGAAGGGCGTCACAATCGGTAGAAATGCATTCAATAACCACGCAGTGTCTTTCTGTGAAACGATCAAAGCTGGCGGGTTCGCTCCTGGTGTGTACTACAATCTCGATTACTATCGAAAGATGGTTTCAGAATCTTCTCTCGGTGGGTATTCGCAGTGGTTCGCACAGTATTCCAAAACGCCTTCGATCTCTAAGGACAAATACGATCTTTGGCAGAAAAGTTCGTCCTGGACATGCGCTGGAAACTCCGGCCGATTTGACTACAATGAAGCCGACGCGAGTTTCCTTTCTGGAACTAAGGACAAATATACCGCCAACACGTGGTATAAAGACAATTACGGCTGGTGGTATGCCGATTCTACCACAACGTACCTCAAGAGCACCTGGAAGTACATTAATGGTGCCTGGTACTACTTCAATGAGAAAGGGTATATTATCATGAACGCATTCAAAGCAGGTGCAGATGGTAAGCTATATTACTGCGGCCCCGATGGTAAGATGCTTACTAATTGCAAGGTAGACATGAAGATTGACGCCGATGGTGTGGTTACTCTCAACAAGGTTTCCGGCACCGGCGATGAGCACGCAAGCGCCTATACCGAAGCAATTGAATGGGCAAAAACCAATGGTGTTTTCCGAGGCGACGGCAAGGGAAACTTTGACTGGCATGCTCCCGCAACACGTGAGCAGATCGCTCAGATTCTCTATAATCTCAATAAGAAGGCGTGATTAAACGTCACTCGACGTAGTCTATTTGTACTTTATTTGTACATAGGAAATACTTGACATCTTAAAAAGCACTGATATACTATTGGAATACATGGGAAATAGGAGCTTTCTGAGAATTCATTGAAAATTCCCTGCAATCCCATTGAATTATAGAGTTCGTTATGACCCTGTAAATATTAAATGTATTTCAACTTAATTGCACGTATATCAGTGCTTTTTTAAGA